TGTCACAGTACGTGAAGTTGTTTTGTACACAATCTTCACACACAGTGTTGCCATCAATCTCGTGATTGCTGTAATAGTTGTTGTCGTGGTGACTTTCGCATTCGTCGCAGAAGAATGCTGAATAGTCAACACAACCATCACACCATTCTTGCTCGCCACCAGCGCTATAAACCATTACGCCATCGTCTTGCGACAATTCGTCGCAACTGTCACACAATAGTGCTTCTACTTTCATACATACCCCATTCTGTTCGAGCGACTGTTATTTACAGACGCTCATCAACTCTTTTGAATTGATAACCTCAATGATAACCAAGAAGCGGAATGGAGTCTCAAGTCCTGCGAAGCAGGTTGCCCGAACACCTATGGTGTGAGCCTGGAGCATTTTTGTTACATTTCTGTTACGGAGATGGAGATGAGCCCGTAAGTTGGAATGTAGCGAAAGTCTGGTCGAACAAATGTGTCATTTGGAGACCTGCTTAGAGCCCAGAATGGGCACGTTCGATACATTACATAGCCAACAGGCCAACGGACTGTTGAGGGCTCAGAATCGACAATGAGCGTACACAGAAACGTAATCAAAACATGTTTCAGGCAACGAGTCGCCTTCCCTTAGAAGTCGTAGACTTCTTGGTTGGGCGATGAGTGAGTGGGCACTTGACCGAAATGGAGCCTTGGTATGATGTAAAAATAATAAGGATAACGAGGAAGCCCGTCTTTAGACTTAGGAGCGTAGCGACCAGAAGTATTGAACAGAGCGGCGTTAGACGCTCCGAGCCGTAGGCGAGAACGGCTGGACGGGGGCACACACGATGCCCTGTTCTGGAGTTGCCGTAGCCGGCGGAGGCAGGCAACGCAAGAACGTAAGGAGAAGCGAGCGTGGCGAGCAGTAGTTAAGGCAGTGGGGTTGCGATGAGCAACACATTGTAAGTAGTTGTAGTTTTGAGAGGTATTGGGTTAAGCCAATCCCTCTCTCTCCCTTACTCACTATTCTCACTCATTCCCCTATGATTTAGGCTGATAGTTGTTGAAAGAGCGTGAAAGCAGTAGCAATGAGCAGAGTGTCAGTTGTCATGCTCATGTGTCGTGGGTCACGGAGGGTTGTGTGGTTTCATTGCACTAGTGACCATAACAACGCACGAGGCAAGGACTGTGCCCGGTCTCTGACCGGGTATGTGCCGAGGGCGGTGCTAGTAAAAGGTTAGTTATCTCGGACTAGCCAAACTGTCATTCTCGTTATTTTAAAACAAAAAAGGCGAACGTCTGGAATGCGAAGCATTCTGGACAAGAAGAAAACTACCGGAACTAAACCCTATCAGCCCCCTTTCAAAATCACTATCTTTTGGGAGTAGTATCTAGTTACCTTTAAAAGGACACTTACGTACCGTTTTATCTGGTTCGCCCCGCATCACCAACCAAGTAAAAAAGACTTAAGTATCTTACTTGGGACAATCCATCCCGTCATGAACACGAGGCGAGTCCGATGCGTTTAAAGTACTTGGACAATTCATACACGATATTGCTGTATATGCGTGTTCGACCGAATACCGCTCTAACCGGTTAACTACCGCTAGTATCTGCAACCTCACGGCTGGGACTAACACTCGGCGGGGACTTTCACCCACGAACGCTCTCATCGGCGCTGTATTAAGAGTACCACCTAAATAACCTCTGTGGCGTAACTTGTATGTGAATGTTTTCACAAGCCAGGTGCTTGACAGGTGTATACCATGTGTGTATAGTTCTAGGTGGGCATTGTCCCATTAGTAACTTCCGACACTAAAAGGTAAAAGGTCCGGCACCGTAGGGATATGGGGTCGGGCTTCTTACTTTGATACCATATGTGCTATCATAGAAGCATGTGTTCTACTTGCGGCTGCGGCCAGCCATTTAACAAGCACAAGTCAAAAGACATACAAGCGGCTAATCGTAAGTACGCCAACCCCAAGGTCAAGTTCGAAGCCATTAAGTCCAAGGTCCGTAAAAAAAAGTAATGAAAATCCGGCGGGATAGTACAGACCTCTCTACTTGGCTTTTTAATCCCAAGTACAGACGCAGGGTTACTCGCCGACGCCGTGGTATCAAACTAACTGTTAACGGCCAGCCCTTCGAAGAATGGGTCCAGTCCCAGTCGTAGTGCAGGCTTTGCACCTTGGTGCTCAATTTTAAAAATTTTTTTGACACCTCCGCCAAATATTTGTGCTATAGTATTTATGTGGCTCAACCCCACTGATTTCAACCCTCCTTCCGAGAATCCCCCTAGTACATAACTGGGGGGATTTCTCATGCTATGCTTTTAGTATGAATAAATACATTGCACCCCACATCACCGCCATCCTTACTGGAGCAGGCGCCGTGTTGTCCGTAGTACATCCAGGCTTTAAGATTCCTGTTGGAGTAGAGGGTCTTATTGCATCACTATGTTTGTTGGCTTCAACTTTTACAGAGGCTTTGCATTTTGTAAAGAAATCAACATTACAAAGCAACATTGCTTTAGCAACTCACCTAGCAACGCAGGTAGCAACTAACGTTAAAACCGATACTGCACCTGTAACACCAGCAACACCTGCTTAATGCACGGAGATGCTTTAGAGGTTTCTTTAAAAGAATGGTTGGAAGCCAACCTTCCTAAGTTCCTCAACGGCATCAACGCTGAATTGTTAGACGAACAAGAATGGGTTATGCCCATCATCGAGGATTACATCCTTGTGGTAGCCGTAAAGGACCTCAAGGATGACCTCGGTGGATTCTTTACTCTTGGAGACACAAACGCCAATGGTTATCGTATTAGAGGACTATTGCACGACGCATTGTATCGCTAGATGGCTGTAACACCAGTACAACGTAAAAAATATTTTGAAGCACGAGCAGCGGGATTTTCCATTGCTGAAAGCGCTCGTAAATCTAAATTTTCAGAAGCCACTGCTTATAGAGTTGAAAAGGCTGCACAAAATTTACGAGTTAGTGAAGGCATTGATTCTTCAGCGACTAATTACCGTGAATTAAAAAAAGAAGCAAAACTTAGCGGCCCTAAAGATTACGACAATTTATGTGAAGAAGCAAAAACTGCATTAGAAGATTTTGGTTATTTTCGTATGCGTTATTTTGGTCGCATCTCTACCCCATGGCAAGAAGAAGCAGGTAAAGCACTTGTTGCGTTACTAGAATCGCCTGACAAAGAATACGTGGTTATGAACATGCCACCTGGTTCGGGCAAGACAACGCTGTTGCATGACATTACGTGTTGGGCTATTTGCCGTAACCGTAGTATTCGTCTTTTGACTGGTAGTGCGACTATGAGCCTTGCACAAAACAACTTACGTCGAGTTAAGCGTTCACTAGAACGTGTTATACCTGAAACTGCCGATGACATGTTAAAATCACGTGGACAAGCACTTGATGCCGAATCAACACTTGCTTTAGACTTTGGTAGATTTAAACCTTTGGAAAAAGAACAATGGACCAATCAAGCGTTTATTGTTATGCAACCAGAAGACCAGGGTTCTATTTCAGAAAAGGAGCCAACACTTAGTGCCTACGGTATGGATAGTGGTTTCATCGGAGGACGCTTCGATGGCTGTTTCTGGGACGACCTTGTGGACCCTCGCAAGGTGCGCTCTGCAGAACAACGAGAAGCAATGGAAGACTGGTACCAAGACGTTGCAGAAACTCGACTTGAACCTGCAGGTATGCTTGCTCTTATTGGTCAGCGTTTGGCTCCTGATGACCTTTATCGATTTGCTTTAGACATGGTACAACCTCTTGATGAGGAAGAAGAGGACAAACAAGATGAACTTACCGAAGAAGAACTTGCCCTACTTCGCAAAGACAAGAAGTACAAACACCTACTCTACCGTGCCCACTACGAAGATAGGTGTTCTCCGGAGAATCACAAACGGGGGGGCAATGCTTACCCCGTCGGTTGTTTGCTGGACCCTCGCCGTCTCCCTTGGCGAGAAATTTCTAACCTTATGTCCAACCGAGGGGAACGCTTTGCAGTTGTTTATCAACAAGAAGATTTGGCGCTGGATGAAGTATTGGTCCAAAACGAGTGGGTATATGGACATGGCACTAGCCCAGGCTGCATTGACAAAGACCGTGACCGTTGGGAATTGCCACCTGGTTTAAACACTCGTGATTGCATTGTTGTGGCTACGGCCGACCCTTCTCCTACAATGTATTGGTCTGTTCAATGTTGGGTTTATCACCCAGAATCTAACCAACGATTTTTAATGGACCTTATTCGTCAAAAAATGGAAGCCCCTGAGTTTCTGGATTACAACTACAATACCGGTGAATTTACTGGGGTTATGGAAGATTGGCAACGTCTAAGCGAAAGCCTTGGCATTCCAATTCAAGTTTGGATTGTGGAACAAAATGCCGCTCAAAGGTTCCTACTTCAATACGACCATTTTAAAAGATGGCGGCAACTTCGAAGTGTTGAGGTAATTCCCCATAACACAAATAGCAACAAATCAGACTCCAATTATGGTGTTACGACAATTTCACAGCATTGGAAGTTTGGTCGTGTAAGATTGATGGGTAAGGGTGAAGGAAAAGTTCGCTCCATGAGGTTGATTGATGAAGTGACCAGGTACCCCCACGGGCGTACCGATGACTGCGTTATGGCCGAATGGTTTTTTGAATGGAACCTACCCAACCTTTACGCACCGCAAAATAAAGCCGTTACAGCGTGGCGACCCAAATGGGTCAAAAATACCCAACTATCAAATCTGAGGTAATAGATGGCACTATCCCCTGACAACGACAAGGCCGCTGGCCAGATTGTCACTATGTATCAGGAGCGCCGTATGTCCCGCAGTGGGATGTTTCGACGTATGCAAGAAGTACGTGACCACTACAACGGTGACGTAATTGTTCCACTACCAGAATTAGACGAATCAGAAAAACCTGCTATTCCCAATTTGATTGCACAAGGTATTGATGCTTTTGCTATGCGAGTTGCGTCGGTTCTTCCAGACGTTCAATATCCTTCACTTCGCCCTGGTATCCAGGTTGCCGACAATCGTGCTCGTGACCGTCGCCTAGCCAACCTTGGTTGGTGGGACATGAACAAGATGGGAACTAAAGTTCGCCGTCGTAGTCGTCATTTAACTGCATACGGTATGTCTGCCGTATCACTTTCTCCAGTATCGCTTGACCCTAACGACAAACGTAAAATTCCACATTGGCGTGTACGTAACCCATTGCAGACATTCCCTGCACCAATGATTGACCCAGACAACATGGAACCAACCGATTGCATTTTTGCAGACCGTCGACCTCTTGGTTGGATGAAGGAAAATTACCCAAAACAAACATCTATTTTGTACCGTGGTGATAAATCCGACACTGACATGTTTGAAATTCTTGAATACTTAGACGAAGGGGAAACAGTACTTATTGCTATTGGTGCTGAAAAACCAAAGGCTCAAGCGTTCAGTACCGAAACCGGCAAAGGTGTTGCGTCGCACATAATTCTTGAACGTATTCCTAACCGTTCTGACATTTGCCCAGTTGTTATTGCTGGACGTATTACACTTGACCGTCTTCAGGGTCAGTTTGACCAAATGCTTGGTATGTACCAGCGTGAAGCCAAGTTAGACGCACTTAACACAATTGCAGTATTCCGCAACGTGTTCCCAGACGAATGGGTTGTATCTCCTGCTAACGCTCCTACCAGTCCTCGTGTAATTGTAGAGGCTGATGGAAAACAAGGCATTCGAGGTATTTTGGATAAAGGACAAATTCAAATTGTTCATCCACAGCAAACCCAAGATGCACCGATGGCACTGGACCGCCTTGAGCGAGCACAGCGCCTTACGGCTGGTATTCCTGCCGAATTTGGAGGCGAGTCAGGTTCTAACATTCGTACCGCCCGACGTGGCGCATCAGTCCTGTCCAGCGCAGTTGACATGCCACTCCAGGAATACCAGGAAATCTTTTCTAACTCTATGGAGTTGGAAAACATACGTGCTGTTCAAATTATGAAGTCATACTACGGTTCTAAACCTTCTATGTTCTTCATGGGTGGAGATGGCAAGGTTGTTAACGAAGATTACACACCTAATGAAACATTTGACACTACAGTTTCGTATGTTAAATATCCTATGCCTGGTTCAGACATTAACGCTATGGTTGTTTCAATTGGTCAGCGTGTAGGTATGGGCATCATGTCTAACGAGACAGCACGCACCATGGACCCTGCAATTGAAGACCCAGCGTTGGAAGCAGACCGTGTAGAAATTGAAGGATTGCGTAAAGCACTTCTTACCGGACTTGAACAACAGGCATCTCAAGGTCAACTAGACCCTTCTATTATTGCTCGTATTGCTAAAATGAAAGCACAACGTCACATGACGCTTGAAGATGCAGTTGACAAAATTCACAAAGAAATGCAAGAAGAACAAGCGGCCAAGGCTCAAGCAATGCAAGGACAAGCAGGACCGGAAGGTGCCCCTCAACCAGGTGCACCAGAAGTTCAACCTGGAATGGGTGTATCACCAGATAACCCAGTTCAAGGTGGTGCCCCGCAAGGCCAACCAAATATGCAAGAACTTCTTGCTTCATTACACGGTGGCGGTGCTCCAGGTGGGCAAGCCGCAGGTGGAATGGCACCAGCAGTTGCTCAGGCACCAGCACCAGCACCAGCAGGAGTTTAATACATGCCACGTAAAGGTAAAGGCGGAGAGCGCCAAGGAACACCAGGTACAGCGTACGGTAACCGTACAGATTTAAACATGCCTATTAGTACAGTTCCAGGACAAGACTACGGCAAGGCTGCTGTACAGCAAGCGGCACAACGTGCCGTTCCAATGGCTTCATCACCTTCCGCTTCTGCTCAACCTCAAGCATCTGCGGCTCCCATGCCACAACCAGGTTCGTTCCCGCATTTAGAGCCAACGCAACGACCTAATGAACCTGTAACTACAGGACTGCCATTTGGTCCTGGAGCGGGACCAGAAGCAATGGGACCATCTTACGCAAATTTAGGACAAATTCTTTCTGCTGCGGCAAGTAGCAGTGGAGCGTCTTCACTTGCCACAATGCTTGCTTCGTCTGCTAAATCTCTAGGTCTTTAATGCCTGAAAATCCAATATATTCAGAATCAGGTGGATTTCAAGATTCACGTGACCAACGTTTTATAGGTGAATCCGCACTTGGCTCAATGAAAGAACCAGTTGCTGCTTCATTAAAAAACATTGTTGAAAACAATCCTCATTTAACACAAGACCCTTCTTTGCTTGGTGGTTTTGCTCATCAAAACGGTCTTGATTCAACTCAAGTTTCTAACGCTGTTCAATATCTAACAATGTATGGCGGTATCAAAGAACATGCTATTAATCAAGCGCAAAGCGACCCTAACGCATCTCACGGCCCTGGTTTTTGGAGTTCATTGTGGCACAGCACCGCAAGCATGTGGGACCATGCCGCAAACGCTACAAAAGATGTAGCAAATTTTTGGACCAACCCTAATAGTCTTCCTAACGCCGCAGAATCAATTGGCAAAGGTGTTCTTTCATTTGCAAAAGACACAGGAAAATTTGTTGAAGACATTAATAACCGAGTTGGTATGACTGGAGCAGAATTAGCAACTTTCGGTCTTTATGGACCTAAAGGTTGGAACACAAATTTTTCTGGTCTTGCTGACGCATTTGATACAACCAAAAATGTAATTGATACTGCTGGAAACATGGTTAACCCATGGAGTAGCGGCAACATCTTTATGCTTATGTCTCACAACATGGCATTTTATAACTCGCTTGCTAAACGTTACGGTTGGGGATACGCAATTGGTTATGCTGCCCCTGCACTTGCCGCAGGGTTTGCAACTGATGGTGCTTTTAGCGCAGCAGACGTAGGTGCAACAGCAGCAGAAGACGCAGCAATGGTGCAAAGTGCCGGAGAAGCATTCCGAGCCGGACGCACTTTATCTGAAGAAGACCAAGCAGCCGTAAAAGCCGCTGCATCACGTCAAATGGCACGTATGAAACAAGATGCTGCTCAAGAAGTTGCACAAGGACAACGTGCTGGACGAGTAGCCCAATTAAGTCGTTCAATGCGTGCAACTGCTAAAACTCTTGAATACGCTACAAAACCATTAGGCGGAGTTATACGTGTTGCTAAAGCCATTGGCAAACCAATGACTGACGTAAAACTTAATACCATGTACGCCATTACTCAAGCAACTGCTCAAAAGAATCCTGCACTTGCTGCA